TTTTTTTTCTTTTAAGTATTCCAGGGACCACATTTCAGGCCAATATGATTCTTCTTCACCTGTTTTAGGATTATTTTGTATAGCAGAGAGGACAATTTGTATCCAATTATTTTGTTCGTTAAAGGTAGTGGAATGAATATCGTCATGCCTAAAGCGAGTTCCAAGACAAATAGCCCGACCCCCTTCAAACATAGTCGGAGCGATAACTGCATTCCAATTTTCCTGCATCGTTTTACGAATATCAGGATTAGAGATGTCAGCAGCTGATTTAATAGCGTCATCTATCATAACAAGATGAGAACGCTTAGAAGTTACAGAACCTTTTAGTCCAGCAGCACATAAAGTAAATTGTTCTTCACCAGTAGTATCTATACCTGCGAATTTATGATCAATTGACCAGTATTCGTTGCTTGTTACGTTTTTTAGTAGACGTACTTTAGGAAATACTTCTTGGTATCGTTTACTTTCAATAATACGTTTAATTGTTGCCGATTTAGATCGAGCAATATCAACGGTATATGAAAGATAAAGAACTTGTAATGGAAGACCAGCTTGAGTATGAATACCAATAGCCCATGCAGTTAATAAACCAAGAACAGTTGATTTAGCAGAACCACGAGGAGCTAATAGATCAATATTGGGTCCAGCAATTTTTATTAAGCAACTACTATCTTCATTTGTTATAAAATTTCTATTCCATTCTTTATGGTGATATGCAGGAGGTTTATCAGCTACATAATCACAAAAATAACCAAAGTCATCTCTTGCCTTTTTTAAATCTTCTAAATTTTTAGGTTTCTTTATTTGCTGATTACGTGCAGCAGCCTTCGCATTACGTCTATATGCAAGATGTGTATAAGAAGGCACGATAAATTATCAGAGTATTACTTTAATACTAACTAATGATTACATGCACAGTCTGAATTACTTATCTTTTTTTGGCTGATTTTTTTTTTGCTCTTGATATTTACGAGCTTTATCTAATGCTGCTTTACGTTTTTCTTTATCATTCATTTCTGTCCCATCCTCTTTTTTAGCATTTTTCTTTTTAAAATACTCGACTAATTGAGGAGGCATTTTACCTTTAGCCATTAGTTAAAATCTCCACCTCTTTGAGCTTTTATTCTTGCTAAAAAATCTTTAAAACTAGGATCATTTACACCCTTAAAACCAAATTTTTCTTCTTCGTTTTCATCTCCCATCTTTCCATAACCAGGATCTCCAGGAACTTTCACATCACCTTTACTACCAAATAAATTAACAGGTGCATCTTTAGCACCTTGAGCTACTTTAGCTTTTTCATTTGCTGCTCTTTGAGCTTCTGATAAAGCTGCAATTGAACCTACTTGGTTTTGTGCCATCTGACTAGCCAAGTTTTGTTGTGCTGTTTGAGTAGCTGTCTGATAATTTTGTTTTGTTGTCTGTAATTGTTTTTCTAATTCTGCTCTTCTTTCAGCTTCTGATTGATTTGCTTTAGAAACATAAGCAGAAGCACTTGTATCTCCTGCTGTCTTTGCTGCTGAAGAAACTGATGCCCAATCAGTTATATCTCCTGTAAAAGCTCCATAACCTTCTGATTCACCTGCAGCACCTTTTGACTTCTCGTGTTCTTTTTTAACTGACCATTGATAAGCTAACTTGTTAGGATCTTTATCTCCTTTACCAATCCATTTACCTTTAGATATCGGTGCAGCAACAGCTTGAACTACATCACCAACTATAGGTATGCCACTTACAAAGTTACTAACAGCTCCCATCTTTTCTCACATGAATCTTTTATATAAACTATTTTAGCCCTAGTTATTCTTCTAATTGCATTCTTGCCCATACACTCATTGTTGCTTCTTCTAAAGGAATCTCAATTGGATCATCTTTAAAAATAAACATCAATTCTCTAATAGCTCGATCTGCACCAGCCATTAATAATCCTTTTCTATCTTTTGTATTTGTAAACTTTTCAACTTGATCTATATGACCACGTAATTCCTTTTGCATTGATGCTATACGTGCAACACCTGCATCACGTTTAACTAAACCTGTTTCCACATCAGCTCTTAATTTACGAATATCTTCTTGCATTGCATCTATTTCAAAGAGAAGTTTTTCTCGATGATCTGGTTTCTTATAATAATCTTTAATCCAAAGATTACACGCAGTAATAGATCCCCGATACCCAAGGAATCGAGAATATAAATATATTTCGATCACTGAATAGTTATCAGAAGCGAATGAAGAAAAAGACTCTTGAGTTGATGCATCTAAATTATCAACCCAATTATCAAACAGCTCAATATCTATAAGCTCGTTGTGCCTGATCGTAGTCTCGTTTTTCGTCTTTTTCTCTGAAACTTTGTTCTTGTTCAGCGGACGTTCTTTGTTGGCGGCCTTTTTCACCGATGGTTTTTCTATCTTGTTCACCAGCATCCTCCATTTTCTTTTTAGAAAAATCGTAGGCTACTCCAGCAGCTTGTCTATATTTATCTAAATCAAACCAGTCATCGACATCAGTTTGACCCTGTGGTACTGAACTAGCCATAACAAATAAATCTTATAAGAAATTTAGAAGTTGCTCATCATGTTGGCAAGACCAGCTGCCCATGTATCTTTACGTCCTTCTAATGACTTTTGACGTTGCTGACGACCTTTAGAAGCTTCAAGTTTAGCTAGTAACTGTTGAAACTTGTCAATATCAAAATAATCGTCACCTTCGCCTTGTCCTGCTGGTACTGCTGGATCTGCTGCCATGGGATTCTCCTCTTTAATAATTCGAGACTAAAATAATTATAGCAAGTGTATTTTTAGAAATTAAGAGAAATTAAATGCATCAACTACACTCTTGTAAATTCCACCTTCTTGTGTAACTCTTGCAATTTCTTTACCACCTTCATTTTTAAGTTTTTGAGTTTCCTTATCAATATTTCCTTGTAAATTAGTTAAACCAGAACTAAGTAAGAATTGACGTGTATCTCTAATATTTTGAATATGTTCTTGTAATTCTTGAGGAGTTCCTGCAAACTCATCATCGAAATCAGCTAATGTTACATTTGTCTTACTTGCTAAGTCACCACTATATCCAGGTAATAATTTACTATCAAACTTAAAGGTACGTATTCCAGTCTTTTTACCTTCGGAATCAGTTTGTTCTTTTCCGAACATTGTGTCATAGTAATTCCCTAAGTAACTTTGCTGGAATTTATCTTTATAGGCTTGACTACCTGTTAATGAGTCTTTGTAATCAGCAATACTTCCAAAATAACCACTTTGGAAATTACTTTGAGCTGTTGTTAGATCGGCTGCACTAATGTCTGTTCCAAATAATTCTTTATAAGCTGATTGAATATGTGACTTATCTTTTGTACCTTTTAGACCTAAACTTTCATCAAGAGTAGTTGTTGGGTCATCTGCTCCTCCACCATGATAAAGATTAGATAAACCTGTTAAGTCATCTTGAAGATTCCAACTAGACCATGTTGGATCTAATGTGTAATCTTGAACGGTTGTAAAATCTGTTGGTTTTGTTGATTTAGTCCAATATTGCCTTGGATCATCTCCAGGCTTCATTGCAGCAATATTTGTACCTTTTAAATCATGTTTACTACTGTAATCAGTAAGTTTTTGTGCAGCTTGTGAATAAGTTAATAATCCAGATTTCATCTGGTTAGTTATATTTGTTTTATAAGCATCGTATCCAGCTTGACCTGATTGTGATTTGCTAATTGCACCTTGATAGGATTGCAAATCTTTTAACCAATCTTGATACTCTCCACGCTCTCCAAGCATGGTTTGAGCGTCATAGTATTCACCTATCCTGGGATCTGGTGGTGCTGGCTTAGGAGCCTCAATAACTGTCTTACCGCCCATTACGCTGCCCTCCTGTATTCTCTAGCCATTGCTTCTTTTGCAAGTTGTCTACCTGTTGGACCAAACATATCAGCAGCTGTACCACCCCATAGAGTACCAAAATTATTTTCACCTATATTTGCTAATCGTTGTCGTTTACTATCAGGTTCAAAAAAGTAATTTCTATTCCGTCTTTCGATCTCTGTTCCTGCTTGTCCTAAAAGTCTTGCAAAATCAGGTGCATCCCTCATCTGCTGTTTAGTTAAATTATAATCAAATTTTTTATTTGCTCTTCCTAACCTTTCGCTTTGTAGAAATTGCCCAACACCCCATGCTGTTTGATCTTGGGCAAGTCTAGTTTTATCATGTAGAGCTTGCTGACCATAAAGCATACTGCTTCTACCCATAGCAGCTGCTCTGTTTCCTGCAGCATTAGCAGCTAAACCTCCTGCTACTGCTGTAAATATAGGTCCAGCGGCTTTTAAAAAGGGTAGAAATTGAAAAGCCATCTTTATTTAATCTTCTTATGTTCGTTGCTATTTAATATTTTAATATACATAACACTTACAAACCTCCTAGTAATCTTGCAAAGTCAACGGAAGTTCTAGGTTGATATGTAAACTGTGTCATAACATTTGCAGGACGTATTGATTGAGAAGCGGCAATTAAATTTGCACCTGTATTTCCACCAATTTCACCTGCTTTATAACCACCTTCTGCAATTAATTTAGGTATAGTTTTACCCCACATTTCTTTTTGCCATTGAGCCATGGCACCACGCTTACCTATATCTTCTAAATGATCTGCTTTTTTTACCCAATATTCATGTTCCTCTTCTAAGCTAGGACCTTCTGTACCATCATTATCTTTCTTCTTATCTTTTTCTCCCTTGCCTAAATCAGTCGTTTCCCCATCTTGAGTTGTTAATACACCTCCTGAGTCAATTATTGTTCCTAACCATTTACTTTGATCTGATTCCTTTAATAATTCTTCATTAACACTTGGGTTTGCAGACTGTCCTGGAGGTGGTGCCCACCAACTTGGATTCAATACTGTTCTTTGAAACCAATTTTTATTATTAGTATTATTTTGTCCTGCAGTATTTCCTACATTAGAAGGTATATAAAGGTTATTAAGATTCTGGTTAGAAAAATCTGTAAATTTTCCATAATCTAAATCACCTAAATTTAAATTTGTACCAAAGTAACTATTGCTCATTGTTAATTACCTAATAGGGATTGCTTGCATAAACACCACGAATTAAAGCTCCTGCATCAGCTAAGGCTTGTAGTGATTGCTGCCTACGTAAATCTTTATCTGCTATTTCATCATATAACGGCATTTGTAATTTAGCTAACTCAACTGCTTTCTTTGTTTGTTTTTTAGTTCTAGCATAAGGAGTTAAAGCTAAAGGTCCAAGACTCCAATCAGGTCCACTTAAAGGATTATTTGGATTAATTCCTACAAATCTTCCAGCTAAGTTTATACCTCCTTTTATTACAGGTTCTCCTAATGTTGCTCCTATAGCTGTTCCTAATCCTGGTCCACCTATCAAAGTACCAATTGCTCCTCCTGCTAAAGAAGCACCTACTCCACCAAGATCTCCTTCTAATACATTACCTGCAACAGGTAGCCAAGGTAAAGCAGCTCCTCCTAACTTTCCATATCGGAAGGCTTTAGAAGCTACATTTGCACCAACAGGGAGTTTAGCCATAGGTATATTTAAACCTTGCCTCATTCCTGCATAAGCATTGACTACTCTTGGTTGTGTCCAGTTATATACATTACCTGCTCCCATACCCATGTTATAAACAAAATCATGAACCCCTGGTCCAAAACCTTGTTGCGGATTGTAATAGGTAAAATTAGGGTTTCTAATTGTACTGAGTGTGTTGACCATTTTTAATTACATGTACCCCTATCTAATGTATTTATTTTATCAGCCATAATATTCAAGAGTAGAAGGATATTTAGGACGATTAGCAGATGCAATTGCCATATTGGTTAATTTACCCACAGCAGCACCAGCAACACCTCCAGCAAAACCTCTACCTGCAATTCCTCTTGTTCTTAAATTAGGCTGACTTAAAGCGTTTTTCATTGCTAAACTTCCACCTGCTAATGCTCCTGCTGATTGCAATCCAAATGGAAAACCAACTACAGTAACTTCTGGATAGCCTTGTAGATTAGACATCGTTCCTTTAAGTAAACCAAGTCCAGTTAAACCTTTATTTTGATAGGCATGACGCATATAATCGCCATATCTTTTAGGTGTTAGATCAGGAATATCTTCTTTGGCTGTTGCATATTTTAAAGGTCTACCTCTTCTTCCTAAAGCAAGTCGATCAACTAACTCAGGTCCAATCTGAGAAGTCTTTCTTCTATCTTCAGAACCTTCTTCTGCATACTTCTGTTTAAAACCTTTAGCTCTAAATTGTTCACCTGGATTTGTAACATCTACATGACCTAAAGAAGCACCTACAGGTAAACCTACAGCAGCTAATTTAATAGCTGATCTTTGTACATTAGTAAATGTTTTTGGATCTTTTAATTTAGCTGTATTTTCTTGACCAATAATAGCTTCTGATACTCGATCAGAAATAGGCATTGGATGGTTATAGTGCCAATAAATTCTTCTTGTAGAATCTTGACCAACATCTGTTAATAGACGATTAGCATAAGCCCCTAAAAATTGTGCAGGTTTTTCTTCTATCTTGATTGGTGCTCTTGCTTTTGTTACGTCATAATCAACTACTTTTCCATCTCTATAAACAGGTTTACCTTTATACCCTTTTCTTAAACCTGTATAAAAACGTGGATCTAATATTGAATGACTATAATCTCTTGTACCTTCTTGTAAATTAGTCGCTCCTGCCCATCCAGTAGAAGCTTCTTTACCAAATCCTGTATCCTTTATTTTGTTGTAAATACTCTCTAATACTTCTTGACCTAAACCTTTAGCTTTAGCGGCTGCAGTACTCATAATATCCTCCTACACCGATCTCATTGGGATACCTTGTAATTGATACATGGTTCCATGAGATGTATGAGGATTTAAATTATTCATATATTTCATTTGTGCCAACTGTTGTTGTTGCACTGAATTTTGAGGATAAAAAAGAGGTTCTACTGCTAATGTTGAGCCTACACTTCCTACAAGCATTCCTAAATTTTGAGCACCACTTGGAGCATAATATTTTGGTGACTTATAAACTGCTTTCATTGTTCTAGCTTTATCTAAATCAACATCAGGTCTAAACTTACCTTTAACTTGAGGAAGATTATGTTTAGCTAGGAATTCTGATAATCCTTTACTTCCTAATCCTCTTGCTAATAAAGAACTTGTTATTAAGTCAGTTCCACCTACAGCTAAACCAGCACCAATATTTCCTGTAGCAAGTGTTGTAAGACCTGTTGTAATTAAAGAACCTGGTATAGCTTGTCCTACTAAACTTGCACCACCTCTTTCTAAAAACCTTTTTCCATAAG